ATATCTTTTGCGATAGGATGTTTTACTTTAGCTAATTCTTCTCTCAATTTAGGAGAAAAATAAACAATAGACTCATTAATTGATTCTATTTGCTTTTCAACTAAAAATTCATAATAATTTTTCAAAATAAAATTTAATTTTTTATTCTATATACCATTTGAAACTCTTTCTTTGAGAATCCGACCTTTTCATAAAATGGTATATTATCTAAACTACAATCCAATATAATTTTATAACAATTTTTTTCCTTAGATATTTCTATAGCCTTATTTAATAATTGCTTGGATATACCTTTGCCCCTACAATCTACATCGGTTACAACATCTTCGATGTGCATAACACATGAAAAACTTCTCTGTATTTTTTGCTCTACCAAATAACTAACACATCCTACAACCTTTCCATCTAATTCATAGACTAAAACTTCAAAGCTTTCGCCTTGAGATTCTACGAACTTTTTAAATTGGTTTTCTGTAACTTCACCAACTTGAGTCAATTGCGATAAAAGATTTAAATAATCTTTATAATCTTCTTGTTTCAATAATCTAATCATACAACTATATATAAAAAAAAGAGGATGTATTTTAAATACATCCTCCGGTACACAAGATTTGAAATTAAGCTAATTCAGACTCCAACTTTTCCTGTTTCATAAGTTCGTATGCCCTTGCAAGACGAGTCATACCAATTCCACCACCGAACCTGTCAAAGAACTTATATGATAAAAACTCATCTAGTTCCTTTTCGACTCTGTCTTTCCCAAAGAGTTCGAAAAGCTTTGAGGAATAAGCACCGTTCTCTATTTTGTAGAACATTTCCCTCATTACATTCACATCGGAACTTCTCTGAGCCGACCCAATCGTTTCTTGTCCATATAGTATTACATCTACTTTATTAAACAAACCCGTTTCTTCGTTCATTTTCATGTTAAAGAATGGATTTGTGCGCAACGGAAAATTCTGAAGAGACACAACTGGACTTTTTTCTTTCCACATTCTTGATTCATGTTCATCCTCAAGAATTGATACCCCACCATATTCTTCACAAACGTCGTCATAATTAACTTCTACAGGTGAATCAAATCCAAGGTGTTGAAGAAGTTCAGATTCCAATTCTACCATATCCTTCATTGTACCCTTTGATTCGAATTCAAACATAGTGAATACTTTTTTATGTCTACCAGGAATCGGATTTTTTTCATCTCTATATGATGTAGTTATACAGAAACAACCCGGAATTTCGGGATTTGATAATAATACTTCTTCGAGTATCATTTGGCCTGTTTGTTGAAGTGGCCAAATATCACCATCAAAATTAAATTTTGCGATAGAGTGAGGGTTTTCACAGGCTGCTAGTATGGTAAGATTTGCCTGAGTGGGTACTTCAATGAACCCTCTTTTTTGGAAGAATTCTCTGAGTAGATTTATCAACGAATTATAAGTTTCGATTGATTTAAGGTTTGTTCTTTCTTTTGACATAATAATTTTTTTTTTATTAATTCAATAAAACTACTGAATTTTCAAATTTTTACAAATAAATCTTTCTATATATAAATCAAAATAACGAATAGTTCAAAAAATAGTAAAAAAATTTTTTAAATAACTAAATCTTGATTAAATCTCCCAGTAAAATATAATATATACACTAAAATAAATTATCAATATGTGTGGAATAGTAGGTTTTTTAGGTTCACAGAATTCTTTTGAAATATTAATAAAAGGTCTACAAAGACTCGAATACCGTGGATATGATAGTTCTGGTATTGCTATTTTGGACAATCAAAATAATATAGTTGTTAAGAAGAAAAAAGGGAAGGTAAAGGATTTAATTGATATTTGTGAATCCGAAAACTTAAAATCAACTATCGGAATCGGACACACAAGATGGGCAACTCACGGAGAACCTAATGATGTTAATGCACATCCACATCTTTCTCAAAATTCAGATTTAGCATTAATACATAACGGAATAATTGAGAACTATTCATCAATAAAAGAAACACTGAAAAGGGAGGGCCACCAATTCCAAAGTGATACAGATACAGAAGTATTAATACATCTTATAGAAGAAATTAGAAATAAAGAAAATTTAGAATTGGAAGAAGCTCTTAGAATAACTTTACAAAGAGTCGTCGGTGCCTATGCGATTGTAATTTTAGATAAAAATAACCCAGATAAACTTTTTGCAGCTAGAAAAGGAAGTCCTCTAGTTTTAGGTATTGGTGAAGGTAATAATTTTTATATTGCTTCTGACGCTTCACCAATCATTGAATATACAAAAGATGTAGTTTATTTAGAAGAAGAACATATTCTTACAATAAGTAGAAATGGAGAAATTGTGATTAAGGATATCCAAAATCAGTTACAAACACCTTTCATACAAAAATTGGATCTTGAAATAGAGAATATAGAGAAGGGTGGATATGCACATTTCATGATAAAGGAAATATTTCAACAAAATGTAACTATTGCTGATGCAATGAGAGGTAGAATAAATAGTAAATTGGAATTTGCTCAATTAGGCGGTTTGTTAAAGTGTGAAGATAAAATATTGAAATCGAATAGAATAATAATAGTTGGATGTGGAACATCTTGGATTTCTGGATTGATTGGTGAATACCTACTTGAAGATTTAGCAAGAATTCAAACAGAAGTAGAATACGCTTCAGAATTTAGATATAGAAACCCTATTGTTGGTGAAGGAGATGTAGTAATTGCTATTTCTCAGTCTGGTGAGACCGCAGATACTCTAGCAGCTATCGAAATAGCTAAATCGAAAGGTGCGTTTGTATTTGGTATATGTAATGTGGTGGGATCATCTATAGCACGAAATTCGGATTCTGGTTCATATATACATGCCGGACCTGAGATAGGTGTAGCCTCAACAAAAGCATTTACTGGACAAATAGCTATATTAACACTTATGGCTCTTCAATTAGGTATGAAAAAAGGAACTTTGACAAAGGAATACTACCTAAAATTGGTTGAAGGATTAGAAAAAATTCCAGATAAAGTTTCTCAAATTCTAAAAAATTCAGAAAAATTATTAGAAATCGCAGAAGCTTGGAAAGATTCAACAAATTGCCTTTATTTAGGTAGGGGATATACATTCCCTGTGGCATTAGAGGGAGCATTGAAACTTAAAGAAATTTCATATATACACGCTGAGGGATATCCAGCAGCAGAAATGAAGCACGGACCTATAGCTCTAATAGATGAAAATATGCCGGTTGTGGTGATAGCAACAAATCAAACTAATAGAGAAAAAATAATCAGTAATATACAAGAAGTCAAAGCTAGAAAAGGAAAAATCTTCTCTATAATTAGAGAGGGAGACGAAGAAATTAAAAAACTTTCGGATTTTAGTTTTGAGTTACCAGAAACTGAAGACCCTCTAATGCCAATATTATCAGTCATTCCCCTACAGTTACTTTCCTACTACATTGCTGTACTGAGAGGTTGTGATGTAGATCAACCTAGAAATTTAGCGAAGTCGGTAACAGTTGAATAGATTAATCTTCATCAAAATTTGTTTCAAAACTGAGCATAAGATTTGAATTATCCTCTTTAACTAAGATAAAAGTCTCAAAAACGATGAACTGAATGTAGTCATTACTTTCGTTAATATTTGATAAATATTTTTTATTAAATATTAATTGTTCATTTTTATGTTCGATTCCATCTATCTCCAATTCCCATTTAGAAGGCTCATTCATAGTGACCTTCCCATTCATTACATTTATATAAAGAGTTTTATCTTCACTATTAATTGAAGATAGTTTCTTAACATCTGAGAAATCGGATCTACTAATTTTGAAGCTCCACTTAGATAGTTTTGGATTCATTCTTGATTCAAGGATAGAATTAGTAATATCCCTTATTTTAAACTGTTCTCCACCAATACAGGATATTTTTAATTTTTCATTTGAAAATTGAGCAGAACGAACTTGCATCAAATCTTCTTTTTCCGGCATCTGTTTATAAACAATATCCAATTTGATTTGTTTGTCTGGGTTAAAAAATTTGAGGTTCTTAACGAATTTGCCTGCAGAAGTAATAATGAAATCAAATGTTGAATCACTTTTGAAGTTTTCAAAGTAATCGTTAGTTTTCAGTGTATAACTTTTGAGTGCTAATACTGAAACATCGTTACTTAACATAGAATAAATTAGAGTCTTTTCAGACTCTAATTTTATTTTAACGGTGTCATCTATATGACTTAAATCTTGTAATTTACTAACTAAATCTAAGAAGTTGCTACCTTTTATTTTTAAACTTAATTTGCTCATAATAAACTTGAAATTAATTGTGCTACTTTATAACCTGTGAATGCTCCAAGTGAAGCTGAAACTGGTAGAACTACAAACCTACCTAATCTTGTTTTATATTTATCTCGATTTACTACATAAGAAATCAATAAGTAATAGAGAAAGAAGTTTATAAACACTGCTAAATCAAATTCTTTAGCCATAAAAACTACTATTGAGTTGCCAACAAAACCCCAACAGAAATTTATTAGGGACTCAACGGTAAGTTCAGAAATTGATGTTTTTGCACCAAATATATCAATTTCTCTTTTAAATAAATTATTACTCATCTTCCTAAATAATTCATTAATTCAATAATATTTTTAATTGTATATCCTAAACTCTCTAAGTTTTTAGAAGTGCTTCTCAAAAATTCAATATAGTTTTCTATTAGTTGAATGTTTCTTTCATTCTCTGAGATATGCGCATCAATCAAAGTATTCTTTTCACCTAAAGAAGTTTTGAGTCCGATACCAAGTGCATAAAACATAAACTTATCTTGTTTTACTTTTTTTAGTTTGACTTCTTCTTTACTTCTCTTATTTAAGAAGAAAGAAATTTGTTCATTAATCCTTTGTCTAAAAGTAAGTGAAGTTGCTTGAGAATCTATAACTTTAGAGTAACTTTCTAAAGTGAAGTTACTTTTAATGACATCAAAAAGAGGCTCAACATTTTTAGTCCATTCTTCTCTTTTATCATTGAAGAATTCTTCTAATTTATCATTAGTCTCTTTGATTTTATTTATTCTGTCGAGTTCTTCTTGTGGGTAGAGGTTCATAAAAATTTAAATTAGGCATTAGAAAACAAATAAACTGATTTCTCAGTTTATTTGTAAATTTTTGTAAAAGGTTTACTTTTTAGTGCAACAACTTTTTTCTGTTTTTGTACAAGTTTTTGTAGTTGTTTTCTCACAAGCTTTTTCACATTTAGTTTCACAATTTTTTTCCTTGTGAGCACAATGTTTGTTTGATGTACAAGATGTCATAAAGACTACAAGTGCGAATAGAATTAATTTTTTCATAGTTTTTTTTTAAATTTTATTTTCAAATATAAATAGGTCAAAGATTGCATTTCCTTTAACACCTTTTATTCTTTTCAAAACATCACCAGAAGTTGAGTCCAAAACTTTAAAAATACCAATATTAACACCTTTTTCGTCTAAAAGTTTTACTGTATTGCCTGGTTGACCTAAAGCTCCCAATATTGCAACATACTTCGTTCCATAAATACTTTTCACGAATGAAACTCTAAGATTGGCAAAATCTTTTAGATTATTGATATAGGGGTTATCCATTACTTTATTTAAATCTAATTGTGTTTCTGTATTTCTTGCTTTGACAGTTGCGAATTTTCTTTCTTCTGTTCCAAGCATTACATCTTCTTTATTTTGTATTGTTTGAGCTTTAAGAAGTGCTTGTTGATTTTTTCTAATTTCAATAAAGTCTGCCTTAGCAATTATACCACCTCTCATACCTCTATCATTCATATTATATCCCATTGGTGGTAGTCTATAAAAAGAACCGGTAAAAGTAATAGAAAGAATTCTATCAAAGCGAAACATCCTCCAAATTTTTTCGATACTCCTACTGTTAGAAACTGAGTAACCATTCAAGTGGTATCCCCTAATGAGAAAATTTCCTTTAGAAGATTTACCTAAAACCATAGGATAGATTACTCTTTCGTGACCGGCAAAGGCAGTATCTTTTTCCCCTTTGTAACTTATCAAGAAAATCATTCCATATTTAATTGCTTTAAGAATATTATCTTGAGTTGGTTTTACTGGTTCATTGATTTTGATGTCTGCTATTTCTTTAACATTTTTTAGTTGAAATCTAGGTATATAGAGATTATCTTCTCTAAGTTCATAATTTTCTCTAATTATAAACTCAACAGGTTTTGTATTATAGTACTGTCTGTGATCGTGTAAATTCATGATAATCTATATATAATAAAATTGAAGTCAGAAATAAAAAAATTTCTGACTTCTTTAGGCCGACAGTAAAGTCTCTCCACCAATTTGTTTTTATATAAAACAAATAAAATTATTTGTGTGCCTTTGCTGTGTCAACTTTAGCTGAGTCAACTGAAGGAGTTGTTACAGTTGTAGTAGAAACCGATGTTGAATCACCTTCAGTTTTAGTTTCTTCAGTTGTTGAAGCCGTGTTACAAGAAGCTAAGAAAGTAACTACAGCAAAGATAAAAAGTACTTTTTTCATAATAATTATAATTTTTGTTTTTTTTTGTTCTAACTATATATATTAATTCTTATATTAAGTTTATTTTTTTTTAATTTTTTTTTTTTGGAATCGAATTTATTTTTATAAATAATATAAAATAAATTTGTTGTATGAAGAAAATAGAAAATCGTCAAGAACTTTCACAGTTATATTATCTAGTTCAGTCCAAACTCGAGGGTTATTTAACAATCCATAAAATAAGTGTAACTGAATTACACAATTACGTAAGTCACAATATTGAGGATTTTATCAAAGAATGTGATTTGGATAATGTCTTGGGTGTCTCGAGCATAATTTATGACGTGATAGAACATTTGAAGAACAACGAAGGGGACTCTATCGAAAAATTTGAGTCGTTCAGGTTAAAATTCATGTAAGATCATGATACTACATAACTTACTGAGTTTTCAATTTTAATATATATAGATAAAATTTAATAAATTTAATGGCAACTTATGGTACTCCTGGTTCACCTACTTATGCAGTAGCAATAAACAACTTAGTTGGCATGTTGGATGTTTTGCCTGACAACTCCTCTAACTTAATTGACGCTCAAGACGTCCGAGATGTTGTCTCTGGCTTGTTCGAAAATATTGAGAATTTCGGGGCGAGTCTTTCTTCTTTTTCTTCTGCTAGTGTAGTCTATAATAATCCTAACCCAACATCTGTAGAGTTGGGAGGTGTTCCTTTTAATTCCACCTTTTCTTCTGTTTCAGTACAACAGGTTTTGGATGCTCTTTTTTATCCTTACTTACCACCTACTCTGTCTTTGTCCGTATCACCGGGAGTTATAGAATATGGCGATACATCATCAACTGCAACTTTAAATTGGAATGTAACTGGTGGTATTAACAACGTTATATCTACAATCCTATATAGATCTCTTAATCCTAATCAAATCTTAACTTCACCTGCTGCGTTTACCTCAAGTTCTGGTGTATTAGCTCCTAATACTCTAAACTCTACTATAATTTCGACTTTTACTCTTAGTGTAACTGAACCTACTGTTTATAACCTGACAGCTAGTGTAAATGTTAGTCATAGGAGGTATTGGGGCACTCTTCCTTCATCCAGTCCTTTGATAGGTGTTTCTTCTTCTGGTTTTAGTTTTTCAGATATTTCTTTCTTAAATTCAGAATTAGAAGAGGATTATTCTCAAACACGCGATATATATGGTAATAATGAATACGTTGTTTTTGTTTGGCCAACATCACAAGTTAATCTCTTGAGTTTTCCTCCAAAAGTTTATATAAACGGTCTTCATAATAACGATTGGATTAAAACTAGGGATTCAGTGATTTTCTCAAATAATTTCGGTTATACTTCAAGTTACGATGTTTGGAGATTTAACCATATTCAGGGTGGATACACATCATCTTATACTATTATAAGTTAAAAAAAATTTAGAATCAAATGTCATACGCAACAAATAGTTTAGGTAATTATAGTGGTACAATAGTTTCATCTCCAATTAGACCCTTTGGACCGAACGAATATATTGCTACAGCTTACTCAAATGAAATCAAAGGTGGTCATCACACCTATGAGTTTCTATCCGAAAGAGATGGTATAATTGAGTCTCGTAGAGACTGGGGTATGCTTGTAACAATTTACAACGATCCAACATCTTCAAACAATAAAACTTACAAATTAGAGTATAATTATTATAATACCAATATTACAGATAATTTCAATTGGATTGAATATAATCCTACCGGAAATTTTAATTTAGGAAACACTGAATGGGTGGATTCAGTACAAGAAATCTCGACGAACCCATCTACTTTTACAGATGGTTATAGATATCTCGTGGATAACTCAGCTTCTGGTCTTTTTTCTGGGCAAGATGGTAAAATTGCTCAATACTCTACACTACTTTCTGCTTTCACCTTTTTTGAACCACTATATGGAACCACATTACGTGTTGATAACCTCCCAAATCTCGTTTATAAATACTCTGGCACCTTCTCATCCGGATTCTGGGGAGTCGAGATACAGAACGGTGTGAGGTATTTGAATGCCACTTCACCTGATGGTATTACTTATTCGTCAATTTCTATACAATCACCTCTAAGAGATTATTCTGATTCTATTTATTATGTCAATTTTGCTGTTACATCATCCGGTACAGTTTCACTTTCAATTGATGGATTATCATTTTCCTATATCTATAAGGTTGAAAACAATAATTTGAATGGAGTCACATCCAATGATATTGTACCAGGTATTCAATATCAATTGATTTGGAACGGCATTTCTTTTCAAACTACACTACCCTCTTCATCAACTACTACTATAGGACCAGCAGAAGATGGTGACTACACAGACGGTCTTTTTACGGATTTCACTACACTCACACCTATTGGTACACCGATTGATAGATTTAACGAGTTTTTTTTGAATTTAGTACCACTTTCTAGTCCAGCACTCTCATCTTGGGATGCTCAGGGCAGTTTTGTTGATGGTGGTTTGTCTTTTGATGATTCTACTTCTGGATCATTTTCATCAGCTACCTATTCGCCTTATGGACCTGTATTGGCTGGATCCACTTTTTCTCAATCAGATAATTATTATAGACTAGGGATTATGTCAAAAACATCTCAACCTATAACGGGTACACAATACTATAGTGATATTACTGGAACACTCAATATAAATGTTTTAGAAAGTACCCAATTGCCCTATCCATCTTATACTACTCATTCCTTCGGTTTTGCTGACTCAGGTACAATCTCACTTTTATTAAACGGTGTTACCATTTCTAGTTTCGGATTGACTGGAGGATCAGTTGATACTACTCTTTCAGGAGCTACATCTGGTTTGAATATTAGCGCGCCAACATCTTCGAGATTCCCATCAGGTAATTATTTTCAAAATTACCAGAATAGAACTGGGACTTACTTATTGAAGAGTGATTGTTCCCAAATAGTCTCTGGATATAATTATTTTTTTATACAACATGAAACAAATCTAAATAATTACATATTGAGCCAATTTGAATTCGTATCAGATGACTCTATACTAGATGTAACGGTTTCTGCCCCTGCGATAACTACTGCTGTGACTCCTTTTCAAAAATATATATCAGGGATATCTTATTTTACAAGTCCTGCTAATTTTGTTTACACTGGTACAATACAGAATCTTTTTTCAAATACTTTTAATCAAGACAGTGATGCAGTAACCTACTTAGATTTATCAAATGAATTGTCTTCATCCACTAATAGTGTAACATCGACAATTACTAATGGATACACAAGTAGTATAACAATACCAACTAACTATATACAAAAATTAATACCATCGGGTATAATCGACCCAACTTCTACTATGTTGATTAACATGACATACTCTATCAATTCACAAATTAGGAGAATTAATGATAGTATAGGTTTCGGAGTGCAAGTTAAGCGTACAGTTCAGGGTACATTTAGTGGTGGTACAAGTTCCAGTGGTCCATATCAAACTACTAATTGGTTTTTTGATACAGTCAATCCAACTTCTACAACACATTCAGAAAATTTTGATGATGAGGACTTCAGATTGATTAATGGTAGTACAAAATATAACACGTACAATTTTACGAGTGATATATTTGTCGGAACCTGGTCTTCAATTGCTAGCCTTATTTCTGATTCAAATCACAACAATGGTTTGCAAGTAATTAATGGATTGTTAATATATCCAAATTTCGATTTTTCTTTTCCTGGACCAGGTAATTCTTTTACTAACCCTAATTATGGATTGGGTAGTCCAAGAAATTATTCTAATTGCTTCTCGATTAGTTCGGGATTCGGTACCTATTCACTATCACCAGCGACTAACAATCGAACATATACCCGTTGGTTTTTTTTAGGATCATCCAATTTTAGTAAGGCTAAACTTATAATCACCCATGATAATGTGAGTTTTGTTAATACCACACAGCCCCTATCTGGACCTGGTTCCTCAAATCCAAACACAGATGTTTGGGTCGAATTGAAACTTCCTTATGATTCGGGGGTTGTGCCGGGCGGAACTGTTTCTTCTGGATCAGTTACTGGTTGGATTGATGCTACATTACCTTTCATCGGTAGTTATGAAGATGGTGATGGTTGTCTATCAGGTATTGTTCCAACATCTAGTGGAGGGGAATGGTTAGTCGACTTTGGTATAAAGGGTACAGAGTTTTCTGGTGGATATGTACTATTAAGAATCACAGCCGGTCAAGATTGGATAGGAAATATAAATTCGATATCGATTTTACCTGATTAAATTCTCAATTAAATGGCGATTTGTAGAAAGTAATTTTTTATATATAAGAAAATATAAAATTATTTATCTAAGATGTCCTTGACTTTTTCGACTCAATCACAAATAGCTTTTAAAAATCTATCGGGTAAATCTCAAACTACACCGAATAAAGGATTATTGAATGAATTTTATGGATTTTCATTTAATCTACCTTCGAATCATATTTGGAGTAGTGATTTATCTGATGATCCTTCTTTATCCCAAATACAAGGATTAACTATCGAAGTTATTGCCGATTTAGAATTGATACCTGGTAGTAATGGACATTCATACTTATCAAAATGGCCCTCGTTAGTACCCTCCGGAATTGATGTCACTACTGGAACTTCCTATTCTTATGGATTGGGTTTACTCACGGGTATTACAGCTGGTGATTCTCTTAAGAATGTGATTTCCCCTTACTTCGGTTTTTCTTATTCATCAATCCCATATGTCACTTACCCGAACTTGAGAGTTGAATTTTTAGATAACCGAGATTGGATTTACCAATATAATTCTGGAATTTTTTACCAGGATTTAGTTGTTGGTTTGACACCCTCTAAAATAAAAGTATATCCGTACCTTGGTAACACTCTTAACTTATCAACAAGTTATGAAAATATAAGAGTTTCCGCAACAGGTACTAATGATTATTATTCTTTAGTTTCGAATCCAAATATATCAACTTATTCAACTAATTACTTATTTTTAGTCGATTTTGCTAACTCTAACACATCTGGAACAGTTTCTCTTAACATATCTGGTATAGGAACTTATAGTATAAAGAAGTTTACTAATTTAGGACTTCAGGATCCAACTGTTGGTGAAGTATTAGGGGCTACTTCTGGATTGATATATTATCTTACATTTGATGGTAATAACTTTCAACTATTTTCTGCAAATCCAGGACAATCTGGAGTTTCATATACAAAACCTAATCCTTCCCTATACTCAGTTGGTACAATTGATAAGGGTACTTCTTTTTATGATGTTAGTTTTCAGAACTTATTCACAGATTTGATATACGGTAACGAACTTGCTAATATAAATACTTTCAATATAGTTGGAACATCAGGTTATATTGATTCTTTGGAGGTAGGAGATATTTTACCAACTTCAACTTATACTTTCAGTTGGGTTACTGAAAACAGCCTTCTTTTAGAAAATAATACAACCTCAATAGAAAGAGTAGGTGATAGTATACTAGGATTTAGTCTTACCAACTCAGGTCCTTTCGAATGGATACTTTCGAGTACTATAAGCTACGGTTATACACAATCAGAATATTTTATTCTATCGGTTAAAAGAACCAACGGAACTATTATTAGTAAACCTCTACAGTTAGAATGGAGGTACCCTATCTATTTTGGTTCAACTAATTCTTCAAGTATCTCAGGAATTGATTTTCCTGGTATTTTTAATAAAGTTTTAGCAACGAATTCAAATTTCGTGACTAATATTCCAAATTCTGGATATAAATACATTGCTATACCAGATGGTTTCTCCTCAATCTATTCTCTAACAGTTGAAGGTGTACCTTTGGCTATGGCAGGGACTGCAAACGGATTTACTTATCAGGAGACTAAAATCGGAAATTATAACGGCACGATAAGTTCTATTTATCATGATAAGATATTTGTTACTAGTTCATTTGGTATAGGTAAGACTTACAGCCTATATAGAACTCTCAACATTATTAATTCCGATGTTGATGTAATTTCAAATGAGATTGCTGATAGCAACTTCGGATTGATTGTTGGTAGAGACGGCTTTTCTGGACCTATTGGACCTACAGGTCCTATCGGTCCAACTGGACCATCCGGTGGACCAGTAGGTCCAACTGGATCAACTGGGGCTCAGGGGGCAACAGGAGCAACTGGAAATGTGACTGATGTTGGTATAAAATTCATTACCGATTCTTTTTATAGTTTAATTCTATCTGATGTAAACAAAGTCATATCTGTGAGTCAATCTTCTATAGGCACAATTTCTATACCAACTTACGCTGATGTTAATATAGCCACTGGCTCTCAGATTATGTTTATTAATTGGACTGGGGCAACTCTTTCAGTCGGACCAACTTCTGGGGTAACACTATTGAGCGCTGATGGTGCGACTAAAATTAGAACACAATACTCTGCTGCAACGTTACTGAATATGGGTACCGATGTATGGATATTAACTGGTGATATAACAATTTAATCTATAGTAATAATGATAACCACATTAAATAATAGTATATCTAATTCTATTTTAGATTTTGACGCTAGAGAATTCATTGATACTTGTGGAATTACAAGTTCCAATATTATAAGGAATATCAATGATTGTTTTAAAGAACTTAAACGGTCGGGAATTTGGGATAGTATATATTATGGATTTGCGATGATATATTCTGGAACATCACAAAGTATGTTAGTGGATATAAAATCAAGGCAATCACTAAATTCTTACATACCGATATCTGGACCAACTACGAGTGCGACTTATTCAACTACTGGTATACAATATAATGGTGGGGAATTTCTTGCGATTGATAATATTCCTTTTGGTAACATTATAAATTCTGACTCTGCACCAGGTCATATTTCGATATACAACCGAACTGATTATAACTCACTTGGACTAACACTTAGCTCTAAACATGGATATAGAGAAATCTTCGGTGGTTATGAACAATCATTCTCGTTTACAAATACAGGTGTTTCAGGTTCACTCTGGAATGCTGCTGGTCCGATGGGCTTCTCAGTAAGTAATACATCTGGATTCTTTCTATTTAGTAATGTGGATGACAACGATGGTATACCTGCTTCCATTTCAAATCCGTATAAATTTTATATGAGTAGAAACGGACAAATATTAGGTTCTCAATCTAGCGTAAAAAATTATCATACATTTGGTTCCAATATCGTAATTGGTGCCTTTACTGAAAATCTATTAATTTCTTTAGAATCAAGCTTTGATGAAATTTGTTGGTATTCGATAGGTTCTGGTTTCGGATCTGAATCTCAATACGGAAGACAAATTGATATAGAAAAACAAGAAATATATTTTCAAATCATACAAAAATTACAAAAGTCTCTCAGTAGAGAAAAGGATACATAATTAAAATTTTATATATAATGTTATGGGAATTAAATTAACAGGTTTAGTAACTACATATAGTCCAGATGACAATTATCCAGTAATCGATCCACTCTTAGGCATCGATGGCTTGAGATGTGTATCCTCAATATCTGATATGTATAATATACCTTTGGAAAGGAGAAGGGGTGGTATGGTAGTTGGTATACAAAATCTAATTACTAATGATACAAATTATTATAAACTCAAACCAGGTGTTACTTGGAGTGTTGGAACTTTATCTGTTACTGATTGGGATCCTTTTCTTATATCTGGAACTGGTTCGTCAAATTCAAATATAAGATATAACATTGCTTCTGAAACTGTTATAGTTTCACCGAACGAACAATACCTTCTATATGGAAATCTGAACATCGGAACAGGAGGTGTTTTCGAGACATACGGACAGGCTGTAATTATTAACGGTTCTATTCTTCTATCGGGAGATGGTACCTATTCTATTGGTGGGGCTGGGAGCATTCAGTATGTCAGCTTATCAACAACTTTAAAATACAGCGGTACTTTTTCGGCTTCACCTGGTTCAACTGTAAGTATAAATCATGGACTTTCATCAGAAGATATTGTTTTATCTGTTAGAGATGGTAGTAACTTTGTTTATCCAAACATTGAAATAATTGATTCTAACAATATTTTGTTGACTTTATCCGGCACAGTAAGTAATGGAAAGATAAATATTTTAATATAAAATGGCTATTAATAAACTACTATTTATACCTCAGTGGCACACAACAGGAACAGTATCAATTCCTGATGCAAATTTCAAAGCTCTATATCCCAAATCTGGTGATAGCCATTGGTATTTCGTAGACTCGGATGGTAGTGAGAAAAGAATTGAGACTGGTTTAGATATCAGAAATGGTATCACAACTACAACTTTAGCAACCTCGAGTGTTTTTAGAGCTAGGATCGACCTATCAATTGGTTCTGGATTAACCTTTTCTGGTAACTTTGCTGGATCCTCTGTAAGTGTATTCGGAGTAACTACTGATATGTTACAATCAATTGGATCAGCAACATCTGGATATGTATTAACCTCGAATGGAGCATCATTTAATTGGGTAACGCCTTCGTCATTGGTTGCTGGTATAAGCGGAACTACTAATAAAATTAGTAAATTCACCACACCAACTACACTTGGAAACTCTTTAATTACAGATGATGGTGTAAAGGTTGTTATAGGAGTTACACCTTCTTTTGCAGTTGGATTAGTCAATGTGGATGGTGATTTATATGTCAGTGGAGACTTATTCTTAACCGATAATAATAATGTTTATATAAGACATTCTAATGGAATTTTAGTGCAGTCTGACGAAAACATAACATTTAGAGATGAATTAGCTTACAATTATTTAGATATGAAAACGGATAACATCTCTTCTTATACGTTTTCAATTTTAAATCAGACTTTACTTTTAGGTGATAATGGTTCTTACAGTTATCTAGTTGCAAACGATATAAATAATGTTTCCTTTGGTTCCACCTTGTCTACAATGACTTATTCTATTCTATCTAATACACCTGGTGTGTTAAGAATAAAAGACACTAGTGAAGGTATAAATAAAGTTTTTGTATCCGATTCTCAGGGTTATGGTAGATGGCAAAATCTTAGTGCTGGGTCTGGTTTAACAGTTAGTGGTCTTACTTATTCTATAAGATTGGGTGGTACTGGGTTAACTTTTAGTTCAGGTAATTTGTTATTTGACTATTCAATACTTGGATCTACACTCACTCAATCTTCTGGCACAATAAACTTGAGCAACAGTGGAGTACTTGCTGGTATTTACGGTACATCAAATCAACTTGTTAGTTTAACTATCGATTCTTATGGTAGAATTACTCAAGTTAATACATTTACATTTTCTGGACCAACTACTTCGGGTATCAGTAGTGCGGATAATGGATTGTCATCCATCGCAAATGTAGTCATTCTAGGTGGTACATTATCTCAGAATACTGTCATAAATTCGGGAGGTTATGATTTAACCATCGGTGCAGATATTTTAACAATAACTGGTTCTGTTTTTGATGTAGAAGCGGATGGTTTGATTAGTTTAGATGCTGGTACTGGGTCGGTTCAAATACTAGCAGATGATACAATTACAGTATCAGCTTCTTCCTCTATCGATTTGATTTCAACTGGAAGTTTGAATATTACTAAAAGTAATTTAATATCAAACAATCTTTTAAGTTTGTCATATGGGGTCGAGGAATTTATGGTTTTACTTTCAACTGACACCACATCATCATCCTATGGAGCAGTTGCTGCCGGGACATTTGCAACAATATTCGTAGTCAATGATGGTGTAAATGAGAGTAGAATAGACATTACATCCAATGCAAGTGTATTATCTAATGATGGGTCGACTGATAGTACAATTTTGATACAAGATCAGATTGCTAATAAAGGAATGGTTTATGTAGATGACTACAGTTCGAATTTTACACCTTACTCACTAATTCACAAACAATACCTTGAAAATTATGTATCTAATAATCTAATTCCTACATCTTATTCTAAGGAGTTGATTTCTGGTGGTGCAATCTGGAACTCAGGTTTGACTTTTGATGTTTCTCAATTAACATACACATTTAATGGAAATATACAGACTACAAATGGTGCAACACAAGTAACCTTTAATGTTGGTGATCCTACTTATAGTAGAATTGACGCTCTTGTAGTGAATGATGATTTGCCCTATGGATTGGTATCTATACTTCAAGGAGTTGCCTCACCTTCTCCAATAACACCTGAAATACCAAGTAACGAACTTTTAGTACAATATGTCATTTTACCTAGTGGGGCTACATCATTATCATTTAATCAAGACTTCATTTATAATGAAAATACTGAATGGGTTGGGTCTGTTTATGATTTATCGGGCGCACTTGGTACCTTTAGTTTTACTTCTTCAAACCCAACTGCCTTTTCTGGAACATATTCTTTGAGTGGTACTGGTATAAATAGAAAAAGATCAACAAGATTCACAAGAGTTTCACCTATACTTTCAAGTGATTATAGCTCTATTTCTTTTACTGTATATTATCCTGCTGCATTACCCACTTCGAGATTCTTAACTTTGAGATTTTTGTTAGGTGGAGTTTATATTGGTAACTTAGTAAATGTAAATCCGACATTTGCTAGTGGAACCGTAACCGGTAGTTGGCAACAGGTAGTTATACCACTATATCTTTTTGGATTAACAGGTAATATTGATGGTTTGGAATTTCAGTTAGCTGGTAGTAGGGACTCGGATGTTAGAGACTTCTCAATAGATTATGTTCAACTACAAAGTGGTATCACACCAACATATTTATCATCATCCTCTGGAACACTGATTAACTCCAACTCAGCTGGTGACGGATTAACTTTTTCTAGTGCTAGTTTTGGTGTGAATGTAAACCCTGATTCACTAGAAATTACTGCCGATTATTTAAGGTTAAAGAACTCTATAACTGGAAACAGAAATTTCACAGGTGGAGTTACAATAAGTAATAATTTTTCAGTAACGGGTAGCACTACATTAGTTGGATTAACAGCATCAAAAGGTTATATTTCTGGTACTGGTTCTGACATATTGACTTTAACAAGTACAGGTACGGGTAGTACTATATTTAGAGTTCAAGGTAACAGCGGTGAATTATTTAGTATTGTTGATGGATTAACAGGCTCTCTATTCTCCGTAAATGATATATCTGGTTTACCTATATTAGAAGTTTTCTCCGATGAAACAATTTTGATGGGAGATTATGCTGCTCCTTCATTGAATACGACATCTAAAATTACTTCTGTTACTGGTTCGAACACTATTTACTCTATTGATAAAACTCTATACACAGGTGCATTTTTCGAATATACAGTTACAAAGGGAACAAATGCTAGAGCAGGTAGGATTATGTCTGTATGGAATGGACTAACGGCTTCTTATACTGAAAATCAGACATCCGATATAGGTAGTACTTCAGATATTGTATTTGTTATAAGTGCAACTGGTAGTAGTGCTGTTTTATCCGCCTCAGCTTCATCGAATAACTGGATTATAAAAACAATCATAAGAAGTATTTAATATGCCTTTTCATTTTTCTCCAAAAATTGTAAATAATGGATTGTCCTTGTGTTTCGATACCGCTAATACAAGAAGTTATTCAGGCACAGGTTCTAACTGGATAGATTTGGTTTCTCTTGATTATAGAGGAGTTCTCACAAATAGTCCGATTTTTAATAGTTTAAATAGTGGTCATTTAATTTTTGACGGATTGAACGACTACGTTATTACAAATTATACTACGCCATTTGGTACAAGTAATTTAACTATCGGTTTGTGGATTTCCTATACCGATTCTCAACAAAGTGGAATTCTATCAAAAAGAACAAGTATAAACTTCGAACAATTAAGTATATTTATAGGTGGTAATGTTAATGTGAGTACTGCTGGTACTAAAATAGTAATTAATGATTTCAATGGTGGTGTGAGTAGAAATGCAATTACTACCAATAGTTATAATGACGGCTTATGGCATTATTTAGTTTTGGTTAGAGACACCAATGAAAACAGACTTTATATAGATAATCAATTAGTCTCAACTATAATCTCAACTAAACCCGATTTATCAAGTGCCACCACTTTATTTTTTGGTGTTGTGGGTAATGGAAATTCAGTTGCAGGATTTTATTTTAAAGGTAAACTTTCACTAATAAAACTCTACAATAGAGCACTATCGGTTAATGAAATACAACAAAATTATGACACACAAAAAACAAGATTTTCATAAATATTAATTCTAAAACGGATGAGTACATTACAAAATGGTAGAATAGTAACTAATGGGTTAGTTTTTTATATGGATGCATCAAATAATAGGTGTTATTCTGGAACTGGTTCATCTTTTGAAGATATAAGTAAATTTGAAAATAATGGTAGCTTGATAAATGGTGTATCTTATACTTCAGAATATTTGGGTGGATTTTCATTTGATGGAATTAATGATATGATAGATGTACCATATAACGAATCAATTAACCCAGCCACCGCAGTTTCTATTAGCGCTGTTTTTAATGTCTCAGGGTTTTCTTCCTTTTACGGTCCAATTATCTTTAAACAAAATGGTAGCTTAACAAACTATGAACAATACCAACTTGGTGTATATGGACTTGGACAACTCAGATTTTACGTCACTAGCCCTGGACTTACACAAACTTTCACCTCTGTAAATAATGTATTCAATAATGTTATACATGCTGTTGGTACTTGCGATAGTACTACTGACAGAATGGACCTATATGTAAATGGTGAATTAGTTGACTCCAAAACATTTTCATTCACATTTTTTACATCAAGTAATGCTGTAAATATTGGAGCGGTAACAATTTCATCGTTCAGTGGTTATACATCAGGGAAAATATATCAGGCACTTATTTATGATAGAGCTCTTACAGTGGAAGAAGTCAAACAGAATTACCAATTTACAAAAACTAGATTTGGTTTATAAAAAAAAAATAATTTAAAATGAGTTACGAAAATAGAATTTTTTATATTTTAGATGTCTCTGAGTTGGATTTAGTTGACTTCTCACAAGTTTTAGAATCTTCTAAAGAAACAGTTAGGAAATCTGTAGATGAAACTAAAACATTTATAAAATTTGATAGTGATGCGCCGAAATTTCTTGACAATTTGAAATCCGCAGATGGACCGTATACATATGGTGAAATTATCGATATTTTGTCTGGAACAGCTTGGACTCCAGAATTGAACACTGAGAACTAAAGTAATCTATTCCGTATCTTTTCTTATTACTCTATCTAGATTTGATTTGGTGAATCCGTGTAGTGGTATACCACCCTTTCCCAGATAGTGTTGATATAGACTTTGATAGTCATCATATGTATACATATGTCCATCGAATCCCATTAAAACTTCAGTATCTGATGAAGATAAAGTAACTCTTAATTCTTGTTCAGGGTATCCTGGACCCATTACGTGTTGACCGACTAATTCCCATCCTGATATTGATTCATATTGATGAAACCGTTTAATCCTCATTTTTATCAATTGTAATTTTTTCAAAGTATTCGTCTTGTATCGTCAAGACATAATGATTCTTTTTAACATTATAGTTCAAATTATAAAGAAACTTTTCGTATAAATTAGCGGTTTCACCCTTTTCTAAATGTAGTATACAACAGTCCTCTTCGAAATTGTTCTCAATTTTTATAATACTCTCACTTAGTTTTCCGTTCCTATCTGTTAAATCACAGATTATCTTGAAATTTCTCGCCATCAAATCACTAATCAACTCAACACACATATTTTTGGACAAATATAAATAATCTTTGATTTTGTAATCTATAACATGCTCTAATTTATCTAAAAAAGCGTTTTCTTCTTTAGTCAATTTCCTACCAATTAGGATTTTATCTAGTATTTGGTTAACTCTGATATCTTGAATAGAATCCCTAAGTACTAGATACTTTTTTAAGTTTTCTTTTGGTTCCATTATAGTAGTATATATTAAAGACATAATTCAATTTTATATATACATTATATTTTTATTCAATAATTTGATGTTGTTGATTAAATAAAAATTTTTTTAGCCTTGAAACTAAATGGATAAGAAACTTTTAGACGCCCTGAATAATTTATCGTTTGCCTTAGAAGAATTAGTTACTTCTATGAGCGAATCGAAGAAAGATAAGAATAAGTCTGCTACTTCTACAGCTTTGACATCTGGTAAAATTGAGAAGAAGTTAGAATTAATTAACAAGGGTATAAAAGATTTAAAATCCGACAATAAGAAAATTCTAAAGAATCAAGAGGAATTACTAAAAATAGCTAAGTCTCAAAAAAAGGAGTCAGTTGTTGGTGATGCTGGAGACCCGAAACAAAAAAGTAAAATTAAAGATGGTGTAGCAACAATTATATTGATAGCTGTTGGTGTTTTAGCAATAGGATTAGCCTTCAAAATAATTGGGAAAATAAACATTGTCACCGTATTAGCACTTGCTTTTGTCCTACCAATTTTGGCATATTCGTTTGAAAAAATTGCCAAATCAAAGGATTTGAATCCCAAACGTATGGAAGAAGTTACAAAAGTCATCATATGGATGGCAGTTGCTGTGACTGGAGCTTCTTTTATTTTGAGCTTAATGGTACCATTATCGCTTCCGAAACTTATTTCAGCTGTATTAATTTCAGGAGCTTTTGTTGGATTCTCTTATGCTCTCCCGAACTTGATTAAAGGATTCAAAGGGATAACTGCTACAAGTATCAAAAATATGGTACTTTTCGGTCCATTAGTTTTACTGACTTTGTCACTTGCTATTTCTTTATCCTCTTGGGTATTGCAGATGGTTAAACCAGTTGGATTTTTTAAATTATTTACCGCCATAATGATATCCGCCGCTTTCGTCGGATTAGCTTACTCTTTACCAAAGATTCTGAAGGCATTTAAGGGTGTTGAACCGATGAGTGTTGCTAATATGGTACTTTTCGGTCCGTTAATATTCGTAGCATTATCAGCAGCAATCGCTGGGTCCTCATGGATTTTACAGATGGTTAAACCGGTTGGATTTTTCAAACTTGTAACGGTGATACTAATTTCAGCGGCTTTTGCGGCTTTAGGATATGGACTTAACAAAATATTAACATCTTTTAAAGGAATTAGACCCGATGAGGCAGCAATTGCAGCGGCACTTATGCCAATTTTGTTTGTTGCATTAGCTCTTGCGATTACAGCATCCTCACTCATTTTTCAAAACATAAAAGTAGTAGGATTCTTCAAATTATTGACGGCTTTGATTATTGGAGTAATTTTTATACCATTAGCTTATGCCTTACCCTTTATTGCAAGGGCGATAAATGAAATTGATATAACAAAGGCTTGGATGATTCCAGTTGCATTGGTTTTGTTGGCGACAGCAATAATGGCATCTTCTTACTTATTCGACTTGACAGTACCAATACCTTTTATGAAACTATTGAATATATTATTTCAATCTATATTATTAGCCGCCATTGGTTTTGTATTCTCATTTGTAATTTCCATAATTGCTAAAATTTCAATTGGAGATATGTTGAAGGGTAGTGTGGTACTAATTGGACTCGCTGCTGTGGTGATGGTGAGCTCACTGATATTCAATTTAGGAACATATGAAAATTATCCTGGTTTATTTTGGGTATTAGGTGTCGCTGCCTCACTCGCTGCGTTCGCTTTTGGAGCATTAGCTATTGGTGGATTGGTTTTTGGTCCTCAAGCACTAGTTGTCGCAGCTGGATTAGCCGCTATTTTGGTGATAGCTGGTACAATTGTTGCCGCTTCTTATATACTAAATGAGGGTTCGTATGACGCATATCCTGGTTTGTTTTGGATTGCAGGAGTTGGAGCTTCACTCACTGTTTTTTCAGCACTTGCTGTAGCACTCGGAGTGACTGGATTATTGGCTATGATAGGACTCCCATTTATGATTTCAATTGCTAACACAATTGTTGAAATTTCAAATATACTTGGATCGGGGAAATATGATTTACCGGGATTTACAAATTGGGCATTAAACGTAGCTCTTTTATATGGAGTATTTACGCCTATACTATTGATTTTAGCCCCGATTGCGGTTGCAAACGCGGTTGCTAGTGCCTTCGGGGCTAATCCTTGGAAAATGGCTGGTGATATGATGATTTCTATTGCTCAAACAATGGTAGATGTTTCGAATGTTTTGGCTAAAGGTAATTATAAGGGAGGTCCTACAGTGGAATGGGCTGGTGGAGTGGCTATTGCTTTAGGGGCTTTTGCTCCAATTTATGGAATGTTAGTCAGTAATAAAATTATGGAATTTTTAGGTGGTGGTGGAATAGGTCCAGATGACTTTAATCAGGCTATACGAACAGTTGTTGGTGGAATACAGTTTGCTGCTGATGCTTTTGCTGGTTTTTCACAAAAGGCATATCCTAAGAAAGAATGGGCTGAAGGGGTTGGTTTGGCAATTGGTGCATTTGCTCCAGTATATGCTATTTTAGCTGCAAGTAAAGATGGTATTTTTACTAAGGGAGGTCCTACACCTGAAGAATACACTCGTGCTATTATGGTAGTTTGTCAAGGTATTCTTGATGCTGCCAATTTCTTTGGTGAGAATATAGCTTCCTTTGATTTAGAAAAAGTTCCTAAAAAAGAATGGGGTGAGCGTGTTGGTGGTGCTATTAAGGCTTTCTCACCTGCTCTGGATTTCATTACTAAGAATGCTTCTTGGTGGGCCGGTGCTGATCCTGAAATAATAGGAAAAGCAATCCGAGCCACCGCATACGCTATTAGAGACTCTTCTTCTATATTAATAGATGGTAATTACACAGATGGTGTAAAAAAAGAATGGGTAGACAATACGAGTACTGCTGTAAGAGCTTATGTGGATCTAGCCATGTGGATGAATAAACAGAACGGTATGACTAGTGCAATGAATTTCTTCCACAGTGTAAGTCGAAACATATCAAATGTTTCCAATACTCTTGCTAATGGTACTTATACTGATAGTTTTACTGCAGAATGGGTAAAGATGTTAGATGATGGAGTTACATCTTATGTGCATTTAGCTATGTGGATTAATAAACAAAAAGGATTAAAGGCAGCTATGAGGTTCTTCTATAACCAAGTTACTTGGTATATACTTAAAACCTCTGAAAGATTTAGCGAAATTGGTAAAAACATGAAAACTGTTGATAAAAATTGGATGACAAACGTTAGCGATAACGTTAAAGAATACGTCATGTTAGCTCAATGGATAACAGAAAATAATGTTGACAGCGGAACAATTATGGATACTGTGGATAGTATGTATAAAATGTCATTCGGATATTCAGCACTAGCCACTTCGATCAAGAAATTGAATTCAACATTAGAAGAACTGGATGTTGAAAAATTGAATGCTCTTAGAAATTTAAATGCCTCTGTTGTATTAATGTCACTTATGGATCCTGACCAGTTTGCATCAATGATGGATGAGTTAGAAGATAAAGGTGGGGTATTGATAGATGCGTTGGAAGGTCTGGAGAGTAAAGAAGGTGAGGCTGAAAAGAGTGGTAAAAAAGCAGCACCGTCGCCTAAGTTGAAGACTAGTACTGGCGCGGTTGAATCTCAGAAAACAATTTCAGATTTATTTGGTGTTATGCAATCTGTTGAATCTAAATTAGCAGAAATAGCTAAGCACTCAGACAAATTATCAAAATATGTTGATGAAATTAGAGGAGATGATAATTGGATGAGAAAAAAATAAAAAAATTTTACACATACTTCAACTAATTAAATAATTGATATATAATTGGTATGAAGAGAATCTCATATTTAAAGAGGATTAAACTTTTTTTGGAATTTAGATCGACATTAAAAAAACTAAAGTTCGAATTAGAAGATAATTTCAATGCTAGGGTTGATAGATCGTCCAGAATCTATACAGTTATTAATATCCCACCTTCTCTAATAGAAGAACCCTACAACATCAGAAAAGAAGACATCGACTCACTCGCTAAAAATTTCATACAAGACTATACAAAAAAACTTTCTGTTTTCTTGAACTCAAAGAACTTATTTGAGATGTATGACTTTTATGAAATTAGAAAAGTTGATAAGTATAGTTACCTATTAGTTTTTGGTTTTTCTCTATTTAACTCAACTAATTTCTTATTAAGATTTTATACACTCTTGTCTCTTTTGACAATATCACTCACATCAGTGATTATTTATCTTTTAACTTAAACTTTTACAAACTATTTTATAAAATAGACTAAAATAAACTATACAATATATGAGTAAATTCTATGAACTTTCTGAAGACACAATTGATACATTCAAATCAGTCTTTTTAAAAAAATCATTCCCTTTTAATCTGGGATTCCAATTCGTTGGTTCAGAGTCACAAAAAAATCTTATAAAAATTTCTAAAATCTCAGATCAATTCTCATTCGTTCTTGGCAAAGAGTTACTCGTATCAATCAATGAGTCACTGATACTTGTTTATGATGAAGAATCTATCCAGATTCTAATTGAACAGGAGATAGATAAAATTTCTGTAAATATTGACAGCGGAAAAATCAAATTAGTCAAGCCAGATCTAACAACATTCTCGAGCTTGATAAATAAATACGGCATCGAAAAGATTGCTAAAGCTAATAAAGTCGAGGAACTCTATTCACAACAAAGAAAGGAAGTTGAAGAGGACTTTATAATATAAAAAAAACCAATAATTATGAATTACAAAACTCAAGTTGAAACAAATGTAGTGAAACCAAGAACTTCATTCAAGGAAAATAATCAAGAATATTTAATTCTTAATTCTATTGATGAGGCAACTCTTGATACACAAATTCACGAAATTGAAAGCTTTATCAAATCACACGACGGTAGATTTCAATCTGATGAATACAAAGATAGCCTCTACGCTCAGTCAAAAAAATTGTGGGAGGATTATGCAAATTTCCTAAGAAACGTAAACTTCTCATTTTATCTAAACAAGAATCAGTTTGACTATTTGACTGATTTATTGATCGAAGGTTTAGAGTATGATGTTGATACAATTTTCTTCGCTATTGAATTGACTAACATGCTTGGAGAATGGAATAACATTCAAATCTCAGAAGGTGACATTGAATTAAAATCGTTTCAAGCTGATGCAATTGAAATAACTTATATTTATCACCTTATTTCCAAACACAAAGTTTTCGGTTTAACCGAATCATCTTATAGATTTGCCGAAGTATTGAGAAGACTCAAAGAAGTCCATAGAGTAATTTCTTACTATGATACCGCTGCTAAAACTATGGCTAAGGAAATACAAGATTGGGTAGCAGGTTTTGAACCACAACCTCTACATTCAACTACACTTTCACCTTCAATCTAAAAACAAAAAAACTCACTTTAAGTGAGTTTTTTTATTTATAATCCAGATAGATTGCCAATATTTGGAAGATTTGGTGATGTAGAACCAATTGTTGGTGTCAATATTGTCGGTCTCGGAACAAATGGACTTGACACTTGCACTATTGGAGAAAATGGTACGATTGGATCTCCTTCATAACCTGTGAATAAATCGTTTAAACCTCTGATTTCATAGTTTTTCTTAACTGTATATATTTGCCCATAACCATTATCACTTGTTACTTCTATTACTATGAATGGATCTATATTTGTATCAACTGTGAAATTATAAGAATGAGTAGCTGTTCTGTATTCGGATAAGTATTGCACTGGTTCAAGATCGAATACTTTCCATTCAGTCATATCTGTCCACGATGCAAATGACATATTCTGATTAATATCTAAAAGTGGATTCAGAGTATTAGAATTTGTACCAGACACCATAAATGAGGACATAGTTCCTATATATTGATAGATAAGTCTATCGTAGTTTACTAATTCCCCTAATGTGTAATCAACTTCTGAACTCCATCCTAAGATATTGTCATACTTTCTTGGATTTCTAATTCTATTATTTGAGATTACAGATATATAGAGTTTTTCGAAGTATGTCACTTTATCACCTATTTGATATGTTGTAAATGGATTCCATTCCATATATGTTTTATATGTCCTTATATTGATTGTGAAATAATCCGGAACTTCCGTTGATTTATTATTACTAAAATCTATATGACAAGTATATACTGTACTGCCACTGTTTACTGGCATCAAATATGCTTCAGTTAGATTAAAATCAATTGGAGTCATTGACTGTCTGATGTTAAGAATCTTTGTATCATAATTTCTATGAACAATATCAGTGTTTCCAACAAAATCTGCCCTTCCCGTTATATCTAAAATTTGATGTGTAATAGGTATTACTTTTCTTTCTAGCCAATATTTCAAACCTTCTAGTTTAATAATAACCTCACCTAATGAATATAGTAATACGTTATTTCCCTCCTTATCCGTAATTTTATAAGTTAGATTGAATAAATTTGTATTCTCAAAATTTGCATTTGGAAAAGTACCCCTAATGAAATCATTTTCTTTCCAACCCTCTACTGTATTATCAAATATATCAGGAACCTCTACTTTGAATAGCTTACCTAAGTCCGGAGAGCTCAGATTTATATTTCTATAATACTCATATAATTCCAAATCGTTGTAACCAAAGAAATTTATTGCATTAATTATGGCTTTATAAGAACCAACATATGGAAAGATATCGTGTCTTACCATCATTAGTTCCTTTCTCTTTTTATTAAGATAAGTCCAATCAATACCCTGTTCATTTATATCATATGGTTTGAATATATAGACATCTTCCGGGTCGATATTTTGACCGACATTATTTAACTCAATTTTATATCTAATGTCTTCTATTTCTGTTTGTCCAGATATTACAAACCTACCTATTGTTTTATCCATCACCTTAAATCTAACACTTAAATAAGTTGTCTGACTAATTTTTGGATAATCGTTTATCTTCGTACTTTCTTCATATAAAAAGTCACCAAAATCAACGGTTAGTGTTCTAGTTCTAATTTCTCTTATTCTAAATTGCTTACCATTATTTACTGAGATGTATTTATTTTTAGAATTAGTTATGTCTGTGATAAATACCTTTATTATTTGACCTACTTTCAAACCTCTTGGATTTCCTTGGTTATCATTTGTAAATGTAGATGTAGAGTTAATATCAAATGATATGGTTCCATAAAATTTTCCACCACTTTCTACGAATTTAAAAGTTAAAATATCTGAATTAGAAGAATTTGAGTTGATTGTAAAATTTATTTCTTCACGTTTAACAAAAAGTAGTGCTGAAGACATGAATCCCTCATCCTGAGAATTATACCCAAGAAACGCTTGAAGTGGTTGTGGTACAACTGAAAGATCATTTTCATCATCAACATGTGATAGGGTAGTCACAACCTCGCTGAAAATTGTTTGTTGAAACTCAGGTAAAGATACCTTACCAATATCTTTATTTGGTGTTTTATTCAACGAAATTGTTGTTAGAGGTTTCGGTCCAGTATAAGCATAAGATCCAGTTATAGGTAATTGATCACCGCTAAAATCAAATAAAAACATTTCTGGATATTGGTCCGTTTCCCACTTCCATACATATTTTACATAGGGTTCATTGTTATAATTTTCTCTTGGTTTTCTTAGATATTGTCTAGTTTTTAGCCATATATCCGTATAAGGTACATAGTCCGGACTAAGAGTACCGAATTGATTCTGATCTAAAATAGAATATGTCTGTGTATTTAAAACTACCGAGGTGCCCAATTCCACAGAAATTTCTATAAGTGTATTTGTATTTGGTTGAATACCAAACATAGTATTCCTTTCTGGATCAAATATCAACTTGGTGATAATGCTATTCACAGTTTTACTTGATTTAACTATACCTGTGGTAGAATCTATCACAACAAACTTTGGTGAATTAAGAGAAGGTAAGTACACATCTCCATCCCATCCATTTATAGAGAGTTTACCATATTCCGGAATCACTGATGTAAAATCCAAAATATTAGTATCCGAAATTTTAGAATAAGATGTGAATTGAGAAAGTATTAAATTGCCGCCTATATGATTAAAAATAAGATTGTTAAAACTTGAAGTCCCAACCCCTAAAATACTTGATATATTACCGTTATTAATATTGTTTAATCCAGTTGCGCCAAAATAATATACAGATGAATTTATAGGTTCGTAAAAAATTTCACTGTATAATCCACTAACACTATAGGAAGCTACCACTGCTCTTGAATTCGAATCGATTCTAATCAAGTAATCATCTGCTTGTGTTATATACACATCGTTTTCTGATTTATTGTAAACCATATTTAGAGTGTTACCAGTCGTATTTACCGATACAGTAGGAATACTTGTAAAATTATTATATGACCAAATTCCAACCGAACTTGTACTATTATATGTCACATAAATATCACCGTTTAGTTCTGAAAACTCAATACTATTGGCTGTTCCAGTTAGTAACATTTGGTGCACAACTCTGTTTATTATTGGATCTACAACATTAATTTTTGATGATGACAGACAATATAAATAATTATTATAGGTATTATATTTCATCATTATTTGTGTACCTGTGACTGATCCTGTTAGTGATATTGTTTGTACTAAATTTGCATTCTCTGCGTCATAGACACTGAGGTTATTACCCAGAACATATATCCCACTAGATATCTGTAGATAAACTATATCTATTAAATCTGTATTATTTGGTACGTTATAATTCGTTGTGGTGTAAATATTCGGTGAGAAACTATACAAACTAAATGATTGTGTGAATTGTTGTAAATTGAAGTTACCACCACCTGAATATGTTGCTACGACTGGTGGTAAACAACCCGTTGCCCCAAATCCTGAATTAAAAGCAACTGATACATATGGTGACACATCACAGAATGGATCTGTGGTACCCCAAAATGGACCCTGATAACTCAAAACTAAATCTGTTGGTCCTAAGTATAAAATATTATATTCTTGATTATCATATGGATAAATTGTATTATTAATTGTCACAATTTGTCCGGTAGCAAATGGTTGAGATTCGAAAGAAAAGGTTGTTGTATCGGGTAATATTATAGAATTTGATGTCATTAATGCACCAAATCTCCCCTTTATTTTATTTTTTATTTTATAATATTCTGAACCTGGTAGATTAGCCTTACCCACTCTAATATCATATTCTAATCTCTGTGTTTGCTTCTTTATCCTAAATATAAGGCTGGCATTAATATTTTCTACATAAATACCATAATCGTCTAATTCACCTGAATAGTTATCAACCCATTCTGATAAGGCCGTAATAATATCCGGTATTCCTGATGTGACTACAACACTTTGTCCGTAACTTCTACCGTTAATATTTATCTCTAAATAATTACTCATATCGTAAAAGATAACATCTGAATGTTCAATATAAAAATCAGCAGTAGAACCTACCCTTACGTCGAATTGCAAAGGAACATTTGGATATTCAGTTTTTAATTTGATTGAATTATCATAAATTGGATTAGAACCACCTACATACTGTAAACTAGCAAATATACCCAATGTTGCCAATTCGGCATAGTGGGCTACTAACCAATTTTTAAGAGTTCTGTCGATTGTTCTATCCATATCAACATTAATTCCGACATAAATAAAGTCAATTTGCTCATTATATTCTTGACCACCAATTCTTATTTTTATACCGAACTCATCCAAATCCGTAAATACTATATTATAAAGGAAGTTTTCGCAAATATCTTGATTTACCTCTGGTGATAAAATTTCCTCTACACCAACATTTTGTTCATAAATCTGACTCCTACTCGTATAATCAATTAAAGAGTTAGATTGTGTAAACAGAAAATATTTAACTTGAGCATACTCTTCCGGGTATAACAAATCAGCATGTAGTGAGAAATTCTCATAATATAAATCGACATTGAAAACACTAAAATCATTTTTATATCTTTCTGCTGCCGAAGCTAATGTAGTAACACTACTAGCTGTATAATTAAATGTATAATAAAATTTATTAGTTGTTAACCTTACCTCAGTAGAAAAAAAAGTTTCTGTCACCACTGCCGTAGTTAATGGTAAATAGGTTGCTTTAATCCAATAAGAATTATCATTCGGGTCTATAGATGAAGTTGCTGACCAGGTATATGCCTGAATACATTCGTAGACTAAGTTGTTAAATATTGTAAGTGACTGTAGTGGATAATATTGTAAATTGGAATTACCTATAAATTGAGATATCGAGTCGACTACTAAGAAATTAGTATTTTGTGTTGAAAGTGGTAAGACAAATTGGATACCAGGCTTAAGAGAGTTTGGAGCTTCTCCACCTGTAAATTTGATTATACTACCTGATAAATCCAACCCACCGACATAAACTATTGGTACATCTGTCTTTAGAGTTAACTCAATTAATAAGTTTTGACTTTGAGTTAAATTCAGAGTAGAAATTTCATACTTATAATATACTTTATCGAATAACTGAACATTATCAACTGTATAAACACCATCATTTTTTTCTGTATTTATTACAGTAATCTTTTTACCAATAAAGTATTTCGAATAAAAATCTGGCTCGCTCCAAGACGATAAATTATCTCTTAATTGACTATCTATATAATTATATACACCAATAGAATTCAATCCACTAATTGTTGTATTTACATAAGAAGAAGTTAATGAACTTGGTAACCCAAATTGACTATCGAAATCTTCATTACTTAAATTACTGATTATCAATATTGCATTCTTTCTAGTTGAAACAACAGTATAGGAACGATTTGGATTACTGAATTCAAAAATCGGACTATCAAATAAAATTTCGGTACCTATTGGGAATTTTTTTTCGAAATCAAACCCATAAATCCACTTTGAATAAAAGTTTGGATCTGTATTTGATGGTTGAATAGAACTGACTGATTCATTGGTATAAGTATTACCTGAATATCTGAACCTATACTCATTGAAGAGTTGAAATTTTTCAAGTTGAAGTACACCTGGTGCTTCAAACTCAAATGAAGGTATCTTTTCAAAAGTGTAAATCCCGATTGTTTTGAAGGTATCATCACTATTTTCATGAAATATTAAACTACCTTCCCATCTTTCCTGGTCTGGTCTCCATCTGAAATTTAGATTATCTCCTTCTTTATTAAAGAATAACAAAGATTGCATTTATAAAATTGACAATTTTTAATTATATATTAAATTCAGGAGTGGCACTACGATTTTTATTTTTTAATATATAGAATTAAATCTAAATTTTTAATATGAAATATCTTCAGCAATTTAATAACTTCACACCAATCAGTGAAAATCTAAAATATCATTTAGACAATAACCTTTCAATTTTAGAAAATGTTTTTAGACCCTATTCCGATTCTTTCTATAATTTATTAACAGAAGCAAGAAACCTATTCGATAACGGATTTGATAACTTCCCAGATTTAGATAAAAACCTTTTTGAGAATACAGATTTTGGTAAATTTGCTCAATTCGAAGGTAAAATTGTTCCATTAGATTTACCAATTGAAAATATAGATTCTATATTGGAAGCAGAACATGCCGGAAAGAAAGTCAAACTAAACAAACCAATGAGAAGTAGTGGACCTAAAAAATATAAAGTCTATGTTAAAAATCCAAAAACAGATAAGGTTAAAGTTGTACATTTTGGTGATATTAAAGGAGGATTAACATCTAAGATGAATGATAAGGAAGCTAGAAAATCTTTTGTAGCACGTCATAAATGTGATATGAAAAAAGATAGAACTAAGGCTGGATATTGGTCTTGTAATTTACCTAGATACGCAAAGTATTTAGGATTAGCTGGTGGTGGTAATTTCTACTGGTAAAATTAAAATGTTAATAATGAATTACCTTAAAACGTTTGAAAATTTCCAAGACGATATAATTAAAAGTACTGCTAACCAATTAGTAGAAACACTACATTGTGATAGATTTGGTGCTTGTGTCCATTTTGCTGAAGAATTTGTCCTAAAAATCCATCAAATAAATCCAGAATTACTAAATCAATTTTTTGTAACAGAGAGGTTTGTTAATTGGTCTCACGGTGATGGAATTCCGCAACAACATACTTGGATTGAACTTCTAAATGGTGAAAAAATAGATCCTACCTATATCCAATTCACTAAGTATGGTACTGCGAGTTATTCAAGAAAGATTAAAAATAAATTCACTGGACTAGAATATTATAATGATACAATTGGTGGTACTTGGTTTTCAGATAGAAGAAAAAAATTTCCAGAAATGATTTACAAATGAGATATATAAAACCTTTTAAAATATTCGAGTCTAGTACAAGTGAAAGATTATATCACGGTAATAGAAAAGGAGATTTTCCTCCAGAAAAGAGAAGATTTGCCGGTGCAATTTTTCTTACAAGTAATTTAGAATTTGCTAAAAACTTTGCAGGTTTTGACGAAAGAGAAGAATTTCCAAACGGGTCGGTATGGGAAATACTTCTAAAGCCTAACTTAAGACTTTGTGATCCTATGAGTCAAGACACAATAAATAAATTAGATTTAATTTCTACTTTACAAAAAATGATAGCTAGTAATTATGTAGATCCTACTAATGGAACAAAATTTTCAACTGTTCAAGTGGGATTAAGTGGATATAATCCAGAAACTAATGAAAACTTCGAATTAAAGACACCAGATGAATCCGTATATCATTATTTGTGGAGAATTAAAAATGGTGCTTGGAGGATTATTGAATGTCAACCTATAATTGAACAAATAAAGTCAAATGGATATGATGGTTTCTATGTAATAGAGAGGGGTTCTAAAAATGTTGCAATTTTTAACGAGAATTCTATACAAAAATTTGAAAAAATTCTATGATATTTCCATTCAAAGAGACTAAATTAGAGGATAATATTTTTATCAGAGAATTCAATCAACAAACCGACTCTTCAGAGATGGTTTGGCATAGAGATAACGAAGATAGAATAATAGAGTCTTTAGAAGAAACAGATTGGATGTTTCAATTAGATAATAAATTGCCACAAAAAATTAGTGGTGAAATATTTATACCAAAAGAAGTATATCATAGGTTAATTAAAGGGACTGGTGATTTGAAAATAAAATTAATTAAATTAGTATGAAGTACATAAAATTATTTGAAAATTTTTTTAGTAAAATTGATTTCGGAAATCAATTATGGGTAGAGGCTGATTGGTACAGTTGGGATGATTTAATATGGAATGAACAATCAGAAGAACTGGAACAACATGAAATTACTCAAATTTTGGATAAGTTCAAATCAGATAAAGACTTCAGAATTAAAGAATACAGAGTCGTAAAAAGAATACATAGAGATGACTTTAATTCTTGCCTTAGTATTGATAATGGGAATCATCCAACAGCAACAGTATTGATTTTTAAGTTTAGAGATGATATGTGGTTGATAGAAATATTTGATTTTAAAACTCAAGACGATGCAAAATTTGCTTGTGATGGCACCGATGGATTATTATTATGGCTTGAAGAATGGGTGAAAAAATTAAGATAATTAATTTAATATATAGATAATAAATTTTAATCATTTACTATATGGATTTAATGACATTTGAAAGCTTCCACTTTAATTTTGATTCTTATCAAGAATACATTATCGTGGAAAAAAACATACCAACTAACTCCGAATTATGGAGTGCTTGTAAATCTTGGGCTAAATCAAAATACGATGTTTGGCCTTCTGCTTATGCTTGTGGAGCTGCAGCAAAAAGATATAAAAGTAAAGGCGGTAAATGGAAAAAGAAAAAAAAATCTAAATAACTATGGAACGTTTACTCAACTTCGAGGAATTTCTTTTAGAAGAAAAAAAGGCTTATGCTGATACCAAAGGTGGTTTAGATAAATGGTTTAAAGAAAAATGGGTTGATATATCCAAAACTAATGCTGACGGGTCACATCCACCCTGTGGTAGAGATGATGCGAGTAAAGGTAGTTACCCAAAATGTAGAAAAGTTAGAGTGGCTGCAAAAATGACTAAAAAAGAAAAGAAAGCTTCTGTTCAAAGAAAAAGAAAGGCTGAAGATAAGGGTTCGAAAGGTAGTGGTAGAAAGCCAAATTATGCAAAATAAAATAAAAAGCCTATTATTCAGATAGGCTTTTATAATTTTGATTATAAATTTGGGTAATTTGTTCAAATTCCGATATAACTCCGAATTTTATTTTTTCTGAATTATATTTTTGATTAGTAATATAATCTTTTATTATATCTGTATATTCTAATTGAAGAGAAGGTATTACACCACTTTCTAATTCTTCAGTTGATATCTCATCTATGATAGACTTTTCTTCACCCCGCTTCTCAACAATATCATCTAAATACTCAACAGAGGCAAAATTACCACTCTCCAACATCATTTCCAATTTTCGCCTTAACTTTCTATTATTGATTAATAGTGAATTTGAGATATAAAGATCTATATAATCTTTTGTTGATACTGAATCAAGAGAAAGGATATCTTCTTCAGTTCTAACCCAAACTTTCTTAAATCTTGGAGAAATTTTGTTTTCTATGAATTCATGACTACCAGTTATTGTATCTAAGATATAAATACCCTTTTGATTGCCTAAGTCATTTCTATCCATCTCAAATGGATTACCAACATAAGTAAAATTTTTCGTATTCTGTACAATATGCAAATGACCAGAATAAACATTTCTATATCCACTAAATTCCTCAATATCAATTTTATCACTATTTTTATGGGCTACTGATGATAGATGCATTTTTGCACCATTCAAATCAGAATGACAAAATAAGTAATCAGTACCAGAATATTTTTTAAGAATTTCTATCTGAGATTTTTTCTTTTCAACCCAAGGTAACATTAAAATAGATTTCCCATTAAATTCTATTTTTTGCGGCTCTTCATAAACAGAAATATTTGGAATATACTTATATAACTTTACAGTATTTACATCATTGGTGGCTTTATTATAGAGGTCGTGATTACCAATGATGATGTGAACAGGACATATTTTAGCCATTTTTTCTAATACATTTTGAGCAAAGTTTAGAATGTTGATTTGTACTACTGAACGATTATCAAAAAGATCACCCAAATGAACTATTATATCATTTTCAGTTAATTCTTTTTTAATCAATGGTAGGAAAAAATCTTGAAAATATTCTTGGTGTATTTTAAACCATTTTTCACTTGAGTTGGGAAAACCTAAGCCAAGGTGCGTATCACTTATTAATAATATTTTAGACATTCATGTAATTTATTTTAAAATTATATGAATTTTTATAAGTAAGTTACCCTAATACCTTCTTAAATTTTTCAGGAGCACTCCCCAAATCTAAAATTCTTGCTTTTACTTGCACACCATCTCTTAGAGCCTTAACAACTCTGTGTTGTCCATCTAATATTGATGTATATTCACCTCTTTTTGATAGAAGTATTATTGGATGTTTCAAATCTGATGCATCAACTCTTTCTGGGTCTCTTTCGACATCAATTAAAAGATGTTCTATGTCTTCTGGATTCAACTCTATAATGTTGTCTAAATAATTTAAGATATCAGTTAAAGTAACTCTAACTGGTTTATTTTTGATTTCTACTTCCCAATAAGTTTCCTCTCCGGTTCCCTCAGGTTGTTCGAAGTTTTCGAATAGTTTTATGTACTTCATTTATTTGAAATCAAATTTATCTTGATAATACTTTCTTAAGAATACTTCTAATTTAGCACATTTCTTTTCAATGTCTAATCTTATTTTATTATAACCATTTTCACTTAGGGGATCGTCGAAAATGTTTTTTAAAGCCTTGACCTCTAAATCACAAATCATATTTTTATTCTTATCCTTTACTTTAGCCTTATTCATCTCTAACCACTCATCAATTAATTTATCTTCACACTCCAATTCACCTTGTAGATAAAGTGGTATTATAAACGAAGCATACTTCTTGATTATACTTGGATCCGGAAAGAAATTTTTCTTTTCATTTATCTGACTAAACTTTAACATATCACTCTTTATGTTTTTTATTATATATTAAATCTTACCATTATTTTTTTACATCTACATACCTTCTTTTTTTATATATAATTTATATATAAAAAAATCCAAATAAAAATGTACAATGAAAAATTAATATCCACAATCAAAAGATCTTCAAAACAAGATCGCTTTGTGGGACACGACTATTATTTGATGGACGAACTCCTTACAGATGAACAAAGGATGGCTCGCGATGCCGTTCGAGACTGGGTTAAACAAGAAGTATCACCAATCATCGAAGATTGCTATGAAAGAGCTATTTATCCTAAAAATCTAATTGTGGGATTAGCAGAATTAGGAGCATTCGGTCCTAGTCTTCCCCAAAAGTATGGATGTGCTGGTACTGATGAAACAACTTATGGATTAATGATGCAAGAATTAGAAAGAGGGGATTCCGGAATTCGTTCTGCAGCTTCTGTACAAGGTTCCCTTGTTATGTATCCAATCTATAAATATGGCACCGAAGAACAAAGGGAAAAATATTTGCCAAAACTCGCTAAAGGAGAATTTATTGGATGTTTTGGACTCACAGAACCTAACCATGGTTCAGATCCAAGTTCTATGCTTACTAACATAAAATCTGATGGTGATGATTATATTTTAAATGGTTCAAAAATGTGGATTACTAATTCACCTATCGCAGATGTTGCAGTTGTATGGGCTAAAGATGAAAATGGGGATATACGAGGGATAATAGTTGATATGGATCTGGAGGGTGTATCAGCCCCCGAAATTACCGGAAAACTTTCTTTGAGAGCTTCTATTACTGGGGAATTAGTCTTTGAAAACGTTAGAGTTTCAAAAAAACAGATACTTAATGTAACTGGATTGAAGGGTCCACTTTCCTGTTTAACAAAGGCTCGTTATGGGATTGCTTGGGGAGCAATTGGTGCTGCAATGGATTGCTATGACTCTGCACTGAGATATTCATTAGAACGTGAACAATTTGGAAAACCACTAGCTGGATTTCAATTAACTCAGAAAAAACTAGCAGAAATGATTACTGAAATTACTAAGGCTCAACTACTAACCTGGAGATTAGGCAAATTGATGGATGATGGAAAAGTCACACCTGCCCAAGTTTCTATGGCAAAACGTAATAATGTTCATATGGCACTTACAATTGCCAGAGAATCTAGACAAATTCTTGGTGGCATGGGTATTACAAATGAATATCCTATCATGAGACATATGATGAATTTAGAAACAGTCTTGACATATGAGGGTACACACGATATACATTTATTGATAACTGGAATGGATGTTACCGGAATTAATGCTTTTAAATGATTTTGAATAAAATCGATTTTATAACTTAATATATACATTATAAAATATTTTTTCTAGATAATAGAGACAAAAAAATATTTTATATATAAATTATAATTGATTTAAACAATTAATTAAAAAATAATATAAATAAGATGCCTTTACCACATTTTACCCAACTTCAAATGACTGGATCACCGGGTGGACCTGGAACCACTCCACAAGAACCTGTTTATACAAACCTGTTTGAGATTTCATTCATTCTACCTGTAATTTTACAAGCTCAGCAAAGAGACCCAATTATGATGCTTCAACAAGCAAAAAAGGTAACTGTTGACTTGATGAAAGATATTGGAATGGCAACACAACGTTTCAAATACTCAACAAGAGCATTTATGACTACACCAGAATCAACACACGTTGATTTTACAGTCGATTTCAATGTAAATGTGGACCAAAGGGGTAGTGTGACTGTTTGGAATACTTTGAGAGCTTGGTACGACTTAGTTTGGAATTCACAAAATGGTTCACTATTCTATAAATCGGATATCATTGGGACAATTATCGTGAATCAACACGATAAAAAGGGTGTTGTACTAAGAAGAGTAAGATTTATTAACTGCCAAATTAAAAGTATTACCGGAACTGACCTTGATTGGGGAACAGCTGGGATTCAAGACACTGTTACAGCAGCCTTTGTTGCTGATTACTGGACAGATGAATATATTGATGGTGGTTTAGCTATATCACCTCCATTCGTAGATGGATATGCACCTGGTGGTGGATAAAAAATTTAAAAGTCTGAGAAAAAACTCAGACTTTTTTTTTCTTTTCAAGAATTTTACCCTATCTTTGTATCAACAAAAATAAGAACTATATGAACAAAGGACAATTGCAAAATTCCCAAGCTTTAAATTTTATTCTTGCCGGAAACGCCACTGTTACATTTCTTAATCCCAAAACTGATAAAAGATTCACCTATAAAATTACTAAACCAAAAGAAAGCGATGCCTTCTTTGTTTCTGTACTAACAAATTCCGATACCTATACATTTATGGGTTCAATTCACTCACTTAACTTCAAGTCTTCCAAAAAATCTTCTATATCTGAGTCAGCTCAATCCTTTCAAGTTTTCAATTGGGTTTTCAATAAACTAAAGGCTAATGACTTACCCGATTTCATAGAAATTTATCACGAAGGTAGATGTGGTAGATGTGGTAGAAACCTTACGGTACCAGAATCAATCATCTCTGGATTTGGTCCTGAGTGTGTTAAAAAAATAAAACCCAGTCTTTAACAACTGGGTTTTTATTTTTAAGAGAATAAATCATCCGCACTTACATCATCAGAGAATCCATGTTCATCTGCATCAGCATCCATAATTTGCTCGAAATCTTTTTCAACTTGCTCAATTTCATCCAAAGATTTAAATCTAAAGTAATCATTCACGATAGGTGCCATCCTTTCTAAAACTTCTCTTGTGAAGACTTCTTCTGTAAAGAGCTGCTTAGTAGTCACAGACTTACCTAAGTGTCTTACAAACCAACGGTTACCACCTGGTTTGAATTGCAATTCACCAGTTGACTTATCTACTTCTTCTTTACCTTGTGCAATACCAATCTGGTCAAAAAATTCAGGTCGACAGAAAGCGTCTAATCCTGTGAATCTGTTCATTCCTGATATGAATGAAATTTCAAATTTTATTTGTTTTGGTTTAGCTAATCTGTTCTTAGCTGTCTTGAAGGTAACAACTATACCAGATGCGCCTAAATCCATCTCATCTTCCTCGCCAACTTTTAGTTTAGCTTTACTCATCATGCCGATTACTGAAGAAGAGTACACTAATGCCTTACCACCTTTGAGAATCTGCTGGGGATACATATTGCCCTGCTCCAAATAAACATGATTGCAAACTACCATTGGTATATCTAAAAATCCCAAATCTGTGTTAATAGATCTGAATAAAGCTGCTAAAGATTTTGCACGTGTCATGTCAACCTTAATATTCCCAGATATAAGATCTTCTTTTTCTTTATTCGAACTCATTTGTCCGACAGAATCAAGAACAATCAAAAATGGATCAATGTTGCCATTTTTAATTTTTTCGTCTTTCAAACTATCCAATAGTTGAGTTAATAAAATGTTGATGTCCTCGACTTTATTACCTCTGATAAGTTTGAATTTTTCAGGATCATTATCAATTCCATATTTCGGTAGATCTTCCATATTTATACTATATTCAGTATCTATATAAATGACACCCATCCCACTTCTTTGTGCATTTTTTGCCACTGATAGAGCTATAAATGTCTTCCCCGTTCCGGAATCACCCGCCACTGTAAAAATTTTTCCATATTCTATTCCCCCGTTTAGCATTCTTGCGCTTAGAGCTGCATTCAATAAATAAACACCTGTGTCTATAAATTTTCTTTCTTTTATTTCTGATTCAATTACTATAGGAACATTTTTAGAAATATTATTTAACAAATCACCTACTTTTGAAAAGGAAAAACCTTTTTTCTCTGAACTTTTTTCTACTTTTTTTGCCATGTTTTAGTTGTTATTTTTTTTTATATATTAAATTACTATTACCCCCTTTTGATTTTTTCTTTGGAATTTTAAAATTTTTTACATAAAAATATTAAGGGGGGTAATTATTTTTAATATATAGTATTATGAATAGACATGAATTTTTAGAGAAGGCAAGGCAGATACACGGATTTAAATATATTTATCCAACTTTGCCACCAAAATTTGTTTCAAACGACAAAATTGATATCTTATACAAAGATGTGCTTTATAGTCAAACTGTTTCAAAACATCTTATGGGAAGATGTCCGGAAAAAAATACACCCAAAAAAACCAATCAGGAATTTATATTGGAGGCTCGCAAAATATGGGGGGATAAATATGACTACTCACTAGTTGAGTATGAAGGTGCTCTAAAAAAAGTAAAAATAATTTATGATGGAATAATATATAATCAAATTGCTATTTCTCATTTGTCCGGTCAATCTGTCGAATTCCAAATGAATCAAGAATCTTTTATAAAAAAAGCAAAAGATAAGTGGGGTAGTAAATATAATTATTCGCTTGTAAATTATACTAATTGTTACGAAAAAGTTAAGATTATACTGAGTAGCACAGGTGATATTTTCGAACAAACTCCATTTAACCATTTATTATATTCACCTGAAAACAAATCCGAGAAGAAAGACACGAATAAATTTATAGATGATAGTAATAAAATACATAACCAAAAATATGACTATAGTAAGGTTGTTTATACGAAATCCTCAGAAAAAGTAACAATAATTTGTCCGGAACATGGGGAGTTTCAACAAGTCGCTAACTCACACATATTAGGAATGGGTTGTAAAAAATGTGGTGACAAATACAAAGATAGAGAATATGCAAAAAAGTACTGTACTAAAGAATTTATTGAGGCGGCAACTAATCGATGGGGAAAAAAATATGATTATTCATTGGTAGAATATGTAAATGGTAGAACTAAAATAAAAGTAATATATGATGGTATTATTTATGAACAAATGCCTGAAATACACTTGAAACACCCACCAGAGGGATTTCTAAATCAAGAAATATTTATAATACGAGCAAAAAATAAATGGGGAGACAAGTATGATTATTCACTCGTTGAATTCAAATCTACAAAACATAAAGTAAAAATAATTTTCGATGGAAAAATTTATGAACAATATCCACACAACCATTTTATTTATGCTCCGGAATTAAGAAATCAATTAACATTGGAAGAATTCATTTCGAACTCTAAAGAAGTACATGGTAATAAATATTCTTATAATAAATCGATATATACTAATTCCATAACAAAATTAATCATAACTTGTCCGTTACATGGTGATTTTTTACAATCACCACTAATACACTTGAATGGTAGTGGTTGTAAAAAATGTAAAGAAAGTCTTGGTGAAAGAAAAATTTCAAAATTTTTAGAAGAGAATAACATACAATATGAAAGTGAGAAGATTTTCGAAAATTGTAGAAATATATCCTTTTTAAGATTTGACTTCTACATTCCATCCAAAAGAACCTGTATAGAATTCGACGGTATTCAACATTTCCAACCAGTAGAGCATTTCGGTGGGATAAAAGCTTATGAGCAACTCAAACAGAACGATAAGATTAAAAATGAATATTGTGAAGAAAATTACATTAATCTAATTAGAATCAGATACGATCAAATTGATAAGATAGAAGAGATATTAAAAAATAATATATTAAAAAATCCTCTCTAAACGAGAGGATTATCTATTTATAAACTTTCCCAAATTTTTTTAAAAAATTCTTTTAGACCAGAATTTTCAAATTTATTTTCACAGATAAATGTTAGATTCCTTTGACCTTCTAAATGATTCACCCATTCTGTCACCTTACCATTTTTATCTTTTATGCTCTTTTTGATGTCTACAATTGAGGCAATCATCCAATCAGAAACACTTTTTACTAAGTTTACTTTTGTTTTGTAATCTTCATTGACGATATCTAATGTTAAAACTTGATATCTCCCTTCATTTATATTCAATATGTGTGAAGTTTCACTTGAAATTTCATGAATATTAATACTTGTCTTAATTTGATAATTTCGAAAAACTGATTTTGTTACTCTTTCAGTTTTATCTATTAAACTTTCATCTAAAATATCAAATAGGAAAGCTTCTTCATAACTTTCTACTACTCTTGAAAGATGTTTGATATTATTTTCATTTAAATTAAAATTTATTCCACAATTACCAAGATTTATTAGGGATGATTTTTTTCTATCGGTATATTTTAGATATTCTAAGCTTTCTTCTAATGTGGTGGAACCATCTATTTCGAGATAAATATCTAAAATATTTTTTGTTTCTTGGTCACTGGTATCATAATGCACTACTCCATTTCCTAATTCTATCTTACCATTTCTAATCAATTCGATTAGAGGTTCTTCTGTGTTGAAATAAAGCATTTCATCAGGACTTATAGTTATTTCAGTTTTACTTTCACCTACTCTTGGTGAGTTAGCATGAAGAGCACCACCGAGATTATTTGTTCTGGAGATTCCATCTCCACCGTTTACTTTGTATTTATTCATAGGTATATCTTTTCCGATTGCTTCTGGGTTTTCTATAAAATATTCAATCGCTTTTTGTTTCAATTCATCATAAATATCATCCATATTCATTGAATCGATATTTTTTGGTGGTTCTTCGCCTGCTGCCCTGTATAATAATTTCAAATCGTTTCCTTGAATAATTTGGTCTACATAAGATTTGGCATTTTGTTGAACCACAGGGTTATGTTTTGGTAAAAAATCAATAGATGAACTATCTCTATCATCATCAGTCACCATTGATTCAAATTCTTTAAATTTTTTCATAAATCTATATATTAAAATTTTTGTTTATAAAAATAATATTTTTATCTTTGTTTCATAAATATAGATTATGAGTAAATATGAATTAGGCGATAGGGTTCAATGTGTTAAAGATTTTGAGAAACTCAAAGTCGCTAACACCTATTCAATTAACCGATGTGTTGATTTAACAATGAATGCTGGAACAAATTTATCGGGATTTGGATATTGTATAGAGCATTATGAAATCACCTCGATACCTATGCAAGTTTTTATGCCTGTTGATAGTTCTAGTCCATACGCTTCTTACTTAGATAAAATTGAATGGTATTATTTCACAGAAGAAATGATGGATGAATATTTTATTTCAGAAGAAGAAAGCTATAAAGCTTGGCTCAGAAATGATAAAATTAAACAGATAATAAATGATTGATATTTTTGATAAACCAAAATTAGATTTAAATAATCTTGTCTGCCATAGTGGTGGTGCGCAGGGAAGTGACTCCTGTTTTGAAAAAATTGGAGAAGAATTTGGTGTAAAAACAAAAGCCTACTCCTATAAAACTGGGTATCATACTTCACCAAATAAAGTCGAAATATCAGAAGAAGACTATTTTGAGGGTGTTCAAATGATTAAACGGGCTAATTTAACACTAAATCGATGGGGTATCCATAAGTATATGAATTTATTAGCAAGAAATTGGGCTCAAGTAAAATACTCTAATCAAATTTTTGCTATTGGAACAATCATTGAACCAGGAAAAAAATGTTCTAAAGGTTATCAAAATAAGTCAAAGTATCAAATTGTTGCAGGTGGGACAGGATATTGTTGTCAAATGGCAATTGACTCTATGAAAGAAGTCTATGTATTTGAACAAAATAGGGAAAAATGGTTTAGGTGGTCTTTCAATGCCCTAAGGTTTGTGGAAGTACAAAGTCCTAAAATTTCTGTCCAAGATTTTGCTGGAGTTGGTACAAGAGAAATCAATGGAAGTGGAATAAATGCAATTAAAAATCTTTATTCTAAAACATTTTTATAATTTATTATATAATTGAAAATTTAATTTTTTAAAAAACAAAAAAAGAATACACATGAAGAAGGTCGTGATGACAAGAGATGGGTTTAACAAAATGGTTGAAGAGTACCAAAGGATGAGAGGTGACGAAATGAGGGAACTCTTACAAAATCTAACTGATGCAAGAGAAAAAGGTGATATTAGTGAGAATGCCGAATATGAAGTAGCTAAAGCTGCGCTTGATGATTTACACACTAAGATTAAAAGGGTAGGTGAAATGTTAAACAACGTTCAAATTGTTGAGAGTGTTGTTGATGACGGTACTGTACAACTCTTAACTTGGGTAAAGATTAAAAATACAAAGACTAATAAAGAAGTTGAATATAAGATTGTACCAGAGAATGAAAGTTCTTTGAAGGAAAATAAAATTTCATCTGAAAGTCCGATAGGTAAAGCACTACTTAGTAAAAAGATTTCCGATAAAGTTAAGGTGAGGGTGCCGGCAGGTGATTTGGAGTTTGAAGTATTAGATATTAGATGTTTCTAAAAATTTGAATAAAAGATTAAAATCTCATAGAATGGGGTATACAAGATATTGGAAAATAGAGGCGGATTTAGACCCTGAAAAGTTTATAACTTATTCGCAGACTTGTAAAATAGTTTGCCAAGAGTGGGAAAAGATTCAGATTGAATATTATCTTTCTGAAGGGAATTCTTTAGAGTTATCTCAACATAAATCTAAGATATGTGATTGGGATGGTAGAGGAGAACCACAATTTTCTGATACAGGAATCTCGTTTAATGGATCTCGTTCAGATGATGATAGATTACCTGACTTGAGCCATGAGACTTTTTGCATTAGTTTAATTGGCAGAGAATTCAACTTTTGTAAGACTGCAAGAAAGCCTTATGATAGTTATGTTTTTATTTGTCTTTTTTTAGCCAAACACATTTTTGGTGAACAAATTGAGGCTAGATGGGATGGTTCGAATAATGAAGAATTAGTTGAACCTTTCATCAAATCTTTTTTGAGGGATAGAAATATAGATTTTCTAATTTCTTAGTATGTAAATAACCTATCTTAACTTATTTTAGTATATCCATAATATATTGTTACAGTTGAAACACTGTTATTGGTTATACCAAATGTAAAGGTGTTTGAATTCGTCACAGCCAGCGATGTAGTAATAATACTTCCCGCAGTTCCAACTATATGACTTGGTATTGATGTCAAAACTAAAGCATTTCCATCAGTATAATACCACCCATACTGTACACCTATTGCAGGTACATTTGTGTTTGATAATGTTACTGTGGCGTTCCAATTAACAATACCATTTGGGATATTCCCATTTACCCACATAATATATGATTCACCCGCAGTAACTGTAAAGCTAACAGTATTTGAGCCCGTAGATAAAGTCCAACTTCCTATAGTAGGAGATAACCCGCTAGAACCAGTTGATCCTTGTGGTCCAGTTGGTCCTTGTGGTCCAGTAGCACCGATTGGACCATCATTACCAGTAGCACCTGTTGGACCGATTGGGCCATCATTACCCGTTGGACCGATTGGGCCATCATTACCCGTTGGACCGATTGGGCCATCATTACCCGTTGGA